CCTTTTCATATGAGATCCCCATTTATATTTAAAATATTCATGACTCATTATCTCAGCTTGTTTTCTTTTTTCACCATACACTGATAAAGAAGCAAAATGGTAAAAATGGCAATTATATGTTCTAATCATTTTCATTTCTGAAAGTCGGCATTTTAGAAAAAAATCGCAATCACTAACCATCCCATTTTCATAATTTTCGTCCCAACCACCCACTTTTAAATAATCATATTTGTTCATGAATATGGGTAAAGTAGATCCTGTTTCTTCTTTTAACGGATGCGATACTGTTAAAGCATAACTCCAAAATGCTTCCAAATCAAACGTTTTAGGATCTCTTCCTAAATTATTAATTTTAAATTGCTTAAATATAGAAGGAATAGGTTCAACCTGGTTAGGAGATATTACTGAATTAGATTCATAACTATCTAATAATAATGTGTCCCAATTTTTAGGGAACACATTATCATCATTTACTATTAATATTTTATCATGTTGAGAATTATAAACACCTAAGTTTGTACCTCTACACAAACCAACATTTTCTGGTAGGTTTAAAACATCAATGTGTTGACTCCATTTTTCTAGTACATCTTTATTCAAATCATAAAAACCATCAACTACTACTATGATTTGGTTTTTATTTTGTTGACCCTCAATAGCCGATCGTAAACACAAATCAAGCGCTTCAGGTGATTTGTAAGTTGGTATTATGACTGAAATCATTGTGTTGTAATTTGTTTCCAATCTACTAAAGGTGCTAGCCAAGCTGTTTCTCCATGAGTTGAATATCCAGGCACTGGTGTGATTAATCCGCGTTGCTTTTCTCTTAGTGCTAAGAACATTGGAAAGTCATTTGGATGTGTTCCTGATGTGAAGTCTCTTAGGATTGGTTCATCTTCCTTTAGAGTATTTACTTTAGCAGCAAATGTCATAGTTGTAGAGTTGGTCAATTTCCAATGACAGGAATTTGTTAACATTAATCTTGTCACTTCTCCACCATCTTCTACAAAGGGGTTTGCTCCATCAATATATTTATCAGGATGATCATAAAGTGCTACATAATGGTAACCTAAACTAAACCCTTCTTCTAATACCTTGTCTGCTCCTGGTCTGTGTAAGTAGTCGTTTTCTAAGAAATAAATAATTTCATCATCAGGACTTTGTAGAGCCTCATCTAATGCTAAATTAAAAGTACCAGCTCCATGGCCTACAGATACTTTATTTATTTTATTCGGATGTACATATTTTCTAATCATATGTAATGTTTCTTCACTACAGTTGTCTGCTATGATTTCTAAATTCTGATTACCAAATACATGAACAAAGTTTTTCAAACAATTTTCATTATTAATATAATCAGGCTTTACTTTATTATAACCTGCATCTGATATTCTATAAATTATTTTCATTGAACTCTTTTAAGAATAGTTAATCCATTATTATTAGTATATCTTTTATGTAAAACCCATTCATTATTTGAGTCTAAAAATTCAGTAATAGCTGCCCATAATCCCTTCCCAAAATCAAGCTTACCTTCCCAAGCATTTTCAGACGTTAATGGTTCATCTCTAAATTCATATGATGTAGTATCATGCATTATTATATATTTTTTAGCTTTACTAGAGTGTTTCTCTAATTCAGCTTTTAATTGATTATAAGCATGCCATGTATCTAAAAATAATAAATCTGTTTCTTCAATTTCTATTTTTAACACATTTTCTTTTCTGAATTCATAATTTAAATTATATTGTTTAGCTACATCATATACCATGTTTATATCTGCTCCCCATTTTGATGGATTTTCAATATCATAACTTATTAATTTTTTAGGTGCTGCTCCTAAAAAGGCCCAAGTGGAAGTAATTGCTCTTACACCCATTTCAGTAATATGTTCACATTCAGAAGCATATTCAATTAATGTTGGAATATGTTCATTGATATCTGATGGTGTTTGGTAAATTTGATTTACTATTTTTTCTAAATCGTACATAATATTATTTATTTATTTCTTGTTTTGCTTTAATTAATTCTGGGAGGTATTCTTTGAAATTAGAATTACAAAGATAAGGAGACATTTGATTTATATATTCATCATCTAGTTCCCACCATTTTAATTCTAAAAGTTGATTTATGGTTTCATCATCAAATCTTTTTTTAATTAATTTACCTGGGTTTCCTCCAATAATATTATAAGGTTCAACATTTTTTGTAATTACTGTATTACTTGCAATACATGCTCCATCTCCAATAGTTATTCCACTCATAATAGTTACATGAGTACCAATCCAAACATCATTTCCTATGACAACATCTCCTTTTGTTTGGGGATGACCATGTCCATTAAAATTGTTAAATATATTTTGATTAATATGTCCAAATGGATAAGTAGTGGCCCAATCAGTTCTATGATTACCTCCTAAATAAACATGTATATGTCCTGATATTGAGCAGAAATTTCCAATATCTAACCAAGTACCTTCTCCCCAATAATATATTTCTATGTTGTGATGTCCGTAAGTATGTTTACCTATACTTCTTATTCTATTTTGATTTTGATAATTCATTTAATAATATTATTATTTTTGGCATATTCAACCCATTGATTTAGATACCCATTTAGATTTTTATCAATGTATGACCTTTGTTCTTGTCTTCCAAGTTTTAATGTTAAAAAATCTTTATAGATTAATCTTAATTTACCATGTCCTCCATATTCTTCTTCATTTTGCCAGCAACCTACATCTTTAAACCATATCACTTGATTTTCTAAAATATATTGTTCAACATCTACTCCTTTAGATTTTGCAATATTACATACATTCATAGCATATAAATCCCAAGGACCATACCCTTTCCATTCATCTAAAGTAGGTATTAATTTTTCGTAAAAATTTTTACTATACAAATCAAGCCAACCAGCAAACTTAAAACCAGGAGAAGGTTTGAGTGAAGGAGTATCTAATTCTAAACAACTATGTCTTATTTCATGTATATCAACATCTATACATTTTTCATAAGGTATATATTTAAATTTATCGTTTACTAAAATATCCCAACTTGAATCCCAACTTTTGAATATTTGGGGTGTTAAAACAAAATATTCATTTTTTATTTGTTTTGCTGATTCTATTAAGTAATAAAGAAGATGTTCTTGAAAATCAACATCAGGACATAATCCTATATAATAATCAATGTGTGGTTCAATTATGGTTTTTTGGGAATCTAAATGTCCATAAATTCCTTCTTTATCATATATGAAAGATTTATGTATAAAAACATTTTTAATTAAATCATCTAATACTTTGTATTTTTTGATAAAATATTCTTTTGGAAATAAAGAATTACTCCAATCAACAATATCGTGGGATAAATTTAAAAAAGAGTCAATATAAATTTTATCTTCATTATCAATAAAATAAGAAGATTGTTTTAACTTATCAAAAATAAGTAAGGCATAATCTATATCCCATGGCATTATATGAAACATTATTTTAATATTCATTTTTTAATTTATTATATGTTTCTATAATTCCTTGTTTTAGTCCTATATATTTTAGATTGTAAGGAACATTACAATTTGATTCATAATCTTTGCCTACTTGTGTATCTACAAAAATTGGAATTTTATAATCTTCTAGTTCATTTATAATATTAGCTATATCTAATAAAGAGATTGAGTCAATATAAGCACAATTAATGTCCTTTAATAATACATTTGGAGAAGATCGAATATAATAATCTACTAATGTTATTAGATCTTTCATATAAAAAAAGGACATTTTTTTATTTTGTACTAACATATATTCTTTATTAATATATTTCTTAATACAAGTTTTAATAAATCTAGTATCTAATTCATTTTCATCAAACACCCCGTATATTCTTATATTATAAAAATTATCTATCTCAGATATTGAATTGGATATAACTTTTTTACTTAAACCATATGGGGTATCTGGGTTGGATATTTCTGCTCCTGAACTAAAATGTATTAGTTTATTAAAGTGGGATTTATGTTGGAGTAAATTATAGTACATAATTAAGTTTATATCCATATCTTTATATGAATCTGTTTTTAACCTACTACCTCCAACAACAGCACAGTGGATAACTACATCAAAATATCTATTAGAAAAATATTTTAATGTTTCAAATGAGTCTGTTAAATCAAAATCTTTTCGACTTATAGAAGTAACATCATATTTATCTTTTAAAGAATTATACAATGATTTACCTATATATCCATTTCCCCCCGTGATTAATATTTTCATCGAGACAAATTTAAATAGGATGGTTTTTGGTTATATAAAAAATCACTGAATATTTTATTAGTGAATTCTTTTGGTTTAAATAGGGCCAAATTTTTAAAATTTGACAAAACATCAATATCTTCTTCAGCCCAGTGTGAAAAACCCAAGTATCCATATTCTTTATCTCTACCTCCACCTACTATTTTTACAGGTATGTTTTCATGATTTAAATAATTTCTTATTAATTCAAATGGTCTATAAATTGCAAAAGGAGTTATTGAATAAACTATAGGAATTTTACCTTCCATAGCCATTCCTATTGCCGCTCCCATCATTAATTGTTCAGCTGATAAAGTGTTATAGAATCTATCAGGGTAATCTATTTTAATCTTATCCCACATCCCATATCCTAAGTCCCCAGTTAACAAAATAATATTTTCATTTTGAGACATTTCTGAATGAAGCATTAAAGCAAATTCTTTTCTCATATTAATTTATAGTCCTCCTCTGACATTACATGGTAATGAGCATTTATACCTTTTAAAAAGGGATATTGATTTACTGATGTATAACGTAGATTTATATTAGGTAAAAAAGATAATAATCTTTTATTTAAATATTCAATATCTATTTTATCATAAGCAGCATAACCATTTATGTTAGCATACACTTCTATATTCTTTATATTTTGTTCATAAATAAATCTCAAAGATTCCCAAATGGAACCTTCAGCAGCTTCACCATCACTAATCAAAACATAAACTTTACGTTTTGGATTAGCTAATGCTCTGCCTACTGCTATTGTTATTCCCAAACCTAAACTTCCTGTAGAGCAATATAATCCATTTTTTTCATCTCTGTGAGGATGACCACCATGTTTTTTAAATAACTCTTCAGCATTTCTACCTTCATATGCTTCTAAAACAACATATAAAGCCAATGCAGCATGTCCTGAAGATAAGATAAATATGTCTTCTGGTTTTTTCTTTTTATATATTTCTTCTATTATTTCTAAACTAGAGAGATATGAACCTAAATGGCTTAATTTATTTTTATAAGCGATTTCTAATATGCGTTTTTTTAAATTCATTATTTACTAAAAAATTCTTTAATTTTATCACAAACGTAATCTACATCTTCAATAGTCATACCATGGTGAGCACCTAACAAGAACCCATTTTTCATAATAGTATCTGAGTTAATAAACTCTTGTAGATACTCTCTATAAACAGGGTGACGTGTTACATTTCCGGCAAAGGTTACTCTGGTTTGGATATTATTATCTTCAAGAAAATTAAGTAATTCAAAACGTTTTTCTGTTTGTAAAGGAATAGCTAACCAATTTGGTTTAATTGAATCATCAGGTAACAAAATTTCTTCTACATCTTTAAGATTTTCAATATAACGCTCAATATTTGCTCTTCTAATTTGTTCGAATGTTTTAAAACGTTCTAATTGAACTAAACCAAAAGCAGCATTCATTTCAGATGATTTAAAATTATATCCTAAGACACTATATAAGAATTTATGATCATAAGGAATACCATCTACCATATGGTTAAAACGTTCAGACATAATCTCAGAATCCCCCCCTAATCTACCCCAATCTCTAAATTGTAAACAAATATTTACTAATTTCTTATCATTAAACATTACCATCCCACCAGAACCACCGGCCGTAATAACGTGTGAAGCATAAAAACTAGTTGTAGCAATATCAGATTCAGGAGTATAAGTCACAGTATCAGCTGAATCTTCAATTAATATTATATCGGGTCTACCTAAATATTTCAAATCATTTTTAAGTTTTTTCCAATTTGGTTTATTACCTATTAAATTAGGTAACATAATAACCTTAACATCAGGAGTAATAGATTCTAATACTTGATTAATATTAGCTACATAATCATTTAACCCTACATCTACAAATATAGGAATAAGTCCTAATTGAATAATGGGTGCTAATGTAGTTGAAAATGTACAAGCAGGAGTAATTACTTTAGTACCTTTTGGTAATTGTAAACTGGCTAATGCAAGTAAACAAGCTGAAGAGCCTGAATTTACAAACACACCATATTTTTTACCAAATTGTTTAGCTATTTTTTCTTCAAACTCTACTGATTTTGGACCTTGTCCACCTAACCATCCAGAACGAAGTGATTCTTCTACTGCTTTAATTTCTTCTTCCCCATAAGATTCAAATTTATAAGGAGCGTACCATATTTTTTTCATATTAAATTGTTGTGTTTAAAAATTTGTGTAATAGTATTAATTACATTTTGTTCGTAATTTACGTATTCTAAAGCTAATTTCCAATTTTTATTAATAATTTCTTTTTTAGATTTATAAAAATCTTCAGTTAAGTTATTTGATATATAAATCAAATCATCAACGTTATTAAATGTTATAATACCGTCTATATCAAAATAATCACCTATATTTGAACAACCCCAATAAATTGGAATTGTTTTCAATAAAAAACAATCTAGTATTTTTTCTGTGAAATAACCTCTATAAGAAACATTTTCAATAACTACTCCAAATTGCGAATCACCAAAAATAAATTCTTTACCTAAACGAGCATCTTCAATATTATTTCTATCTCCATAAGTTTCATAAAACTTAGTAGGAATATTAAATTCATTTTTTCTAGCAGTTACCTGATGTCTTAAAGAATGTCCATATGTTTTAAGTAATTTACCCTGAAGATGAGCCAATTTAAATTCTTTATTATGTTCTTTTTCATATTGGTCAGGTTTTAACCAAGTATGTCCAAAAGGTTGATAAATAGCATTATCACAATTATTTAATACTTTATAACTTTGAGTTAAAATAATTTGAAATAAATCTTTATTTTGGATAGTCCAATCATGTAAACCAAAATATTCATTTGGTTCTTGGAATGAAATAATATTGATAGAAGATAACTCATCTTGGGATTGTGGAGGTACTTCGACAAATAAAGAAAAATCTAAATGGGATAAATGTTGAAGTTTATCTTCAAAAACTTTTTTATCAAAATGAGCCGTTTTTATTTTCATAACGTATTGTAAAAATTGTTTTGTTTTTCCTGTCTTTCTATTGTTTTTGGATGAAGTAAACTTAGTTCGTCCTCTGCTGGTATAACTCCAAATTTTTTATAGCCTTCAATTACCTCATGAACAGCATTTCTCCATTTAACACCTGGGGTGTTTTTGTAAATTCTTGATTGATAATCAGGCCAATTTACTCTTTCATTTTCATATCTCCAACCCCATTTTTGTATATGTTCCTGAGTGATACCACTTACGGTATTAATTCGAGGAACATAATACATTTCAATTTCTGGGTTATTATTTATTATATCAGGTAAAATGTTAAGTAATTCTTGAGATGGGATTTCATCTGCATCTATTTGAAATATAAAATCTCCTGAACAGTGGTTTGCTAGTTCATTTTTATATGATGCAAAATCTTTATTTAAGGGATAAAACCAATGTTTTATTCCTCTACCAATAATTACACTCAATACATCATCAGCATAATTATCTTTATCAATTTGAATTACTATTTCATAGTCAGGGTGTAAAGCCCTTTCTTGGAGGTAATCCAATAGGGCTTTCAACTCCTCAACTTCATTACATACTGTTATAGCTAAACTTATCATTATGGTAATACTCCAATGTATGAAAGAGCTTCCATAAATTCACGTTCAGGAAATCCTTCTAGTGTAGTCATGTCCATTCTTCTTTCATAATATTCACCTTGTTTACCTGGGATTGGGTATTTTTCTTTTTCTTCTTCCTTAACAGGAACAGCTTTTACAGCTGCCCAATTCCATTGTTCTTTAGAAGGACCATTAGCAAATACCATTCCTTGAGTAGGAACATTTATTGTAGTTGGCATCCATATTTTTCCATCTTCATCAGTGAAAAGTAAATCTTTATAAAGTTCAGGTAAAATTGAAAGTTGTTCTTCATAAAAAGCTTCACCTTCTTTCATTAATGAATTAGTTTGAAAACCACATCCATAACAAAAATGTGTTTTAATATCTTGATTGACTTCTTCTACATAGCATGCGTCTGAACCGCAGCGAGAGCATATAATTAGATTATCCATTTGATTCTATTTTTTGTAATTTTGGTAATTCGATTTTTTTCAATTGAGGTAATTTCAATTCTACTTGTTTTGGGAACTCAGGAATATATTTAGTAAGCAATTCATCTGTTTTTTCTTTCATTTTTTCCCAACTGAATTCATTTTTGGATTTAAATGCTTGACGTTTTGCTTTTTCAGTATAGTTTTTATAATTTTCAAATACATCCTTTAAATAAAAACCAATTTGTGATGGATCAGGTGAAAACCATAATGAATCATTAATTAAAAATTGATTTCTTGTACTAGGGTGAACAGGTGTTAAAGTACCACCAATCAAATTTGTAAACTCAATATTTAAAAAATCTACATGACCTGACCAATTAGTGGTAATTAATGGTTTTTTACTCAATGTAAATTCAAGTAATGGACGACCAAAACCCTCACCTTTAGTTAAACTAACCATTGCTTTAACTTTAGGGTTATTGTAAAGTTCATTCATTTCCTCATCTGTAAATTCACCATGAAGTAAATAAATGTTAGGAAGGTTTTTAGAATTTACTGTTTGTTTTATTTTTTTAATTTTATGAAGGATAGCTTCTCTATCCATGTATGAAGAACCTACTTGACTGGTTTTTAAAATCAATGCTGGTTTGTTTTGTTTGTTTTTAAATGTTTCAAAAAATGCTTTAACTAATAAACCTACATTTTTTCTATCTTCTCCCAAATCACCATCCATCCAATGACCTACAAATAAATAACAAAACTGTTCTTTAATAGAACTTAAATCAATTGATTTAGTTTTGTGTGATTCAATTACTTTATAAACGTTTGTATCACATCCTTCAAATAAAACCTCAATTGGTTTTTCAAGTTTAATTATCGCTTCAGTAACATTGGTTTGAGAATTTCTTTTTTCAAATGTTGATTCTTGAAATACTTTTTTAGAATGTTCTGATGATACTATAGTTAAATTCATTCTATTAACTCCTTCAATCCATTCTGGTGGACATACTGTACTTTCGATTCCAGCAGTGAAACCTATATTATATTTTCCAATAGGTTGAAATTCATTTGGTACTGTAATTTGTGCCCAAATTTCTGGTTGTTTAGGTAATTGATTACCAGGTAACATTAAATTATTTAAAAACGACCATTCAGGATTATCATCACAAAATCCAAAAGGTGTATTTCCCCAACGTTGAGATAATAATTTAACATCATATTTATCTGTTTCTACTATGGCTTTAACCAAATCACGACTTCTTGCTCCATACCCACTGTAAGTATCATAAGGGCAACTTATTACAAATAACGGTTTATTCATTTTATTCTTTAACTTTAATTTTTATTTTATCTTTTTCACCATCCGGTCTTGAATATATAGCATATTGAGGTAATAAATCATATTCAATTCCATTAAGCATTTTAACATATCTTTTACCAGTACCTGATTTTAAATAGGCAATAGTCATATGTGGATGATAATCTGGGAAATTGGAAGTAAATGGATATTGCTGTAAATCAGCATTTGTTTCATGTAAATTATCTCCCTTAATATCAAATTTCAAAACATCATATTCAGGATTTTCAAATAAGGAAGCATTATATGCCTTACAAATATGGTAAGTATACTTATTTAAAACCTTCTCAACATCTTTCGTTGTTACACCACCATGTAAACCATAAAGTAAAGTACAATGGGGTTCATCTTCAAATCCAAATGAGCGATCACCTTCTTGGGTATAAACATCTTTAGGATTAATAGCATCATGAATTTTATTTATTTGATGAAAATCAAAGTACAACATAGCACAACCATAATCGTACGTTTGTTTTTCTTCTTTTAATAAATCTAATAATTTAATCATTTTAATATACTAAATTATGGTTTATAATTCTATCTTCGGCTTCAAGGGTATTAACTAATTCATATTTTTCTCTTGGCACCCAAGTTTCAAATAATTCATCAAAAGCCTCAATTACTCGTTTACCTTGATGTTCACCTGTAAATCCTGCTTCATCACTAAGGGCCCATTCTCTGCCTTTCAAACCTCTTTCCATACGTTCTTCTTTAGACATGTGATAAACTTCTTTAATTCTTTCAGCTGCATCTTCTGCTTTACAAAGGTCATCCCAAATGTAAGGAGTTGGAGGTGAACCTACAAGTGATCTTACTGATGGATAAACTGGAAATGCCCATTTACCATGTTTTTTATATCGTCCTGTATGATTTGAAGGTACTTTTGGGGATGGTGTAAACCAATTTCCATTTTCATCTTCAAATCTCATTTGATCTTGCATACCACCGGTTGTATTAGCAATTACTGGATTACCACATAGAATAGCTTCTGTCAAACTTAATCCCCAACCTTCATTAGATGTTAATAAGATTTGACAATCAGTACTATTATATAATAAATTCATAGCTGGTGGATCAAATTTATTATCAGTAAAGATAATATTGTATTGTTCACCATTTGCTAACAATTCAATTACTGCTTCCAAATCAGTACCATGTTCACTTATTCTTTCAGTATGAAGAACTAAACAACATTTTTTAGCTTTTTCAATAGGTAATGAATCTATAAAGTGTCTATAAGCTAATATAGTATCAGGAATTTGTTTACGACGAATATTTCTAGAATTAAACAATAAAGCAAAATCATATTCTTTACCTTTAAATAATTGTTTTTTAAATTCTATCAACGCAGGATCATTTTTATCCAAAGGTTTAAATATTTCATGATTCAAACCATGAGGAACATATTTAATGATTTTATCATCTGCTTTTCCACCTAACACTAATTTATTAATGTTAACTGTTTGTTTTGAAATTCCCATCAACAAATCACAAGCCTCATAATATGGTTTATTATATAAAGGTGCTGGGTAATCATCCCAAATGTTTAAATAAGTAATTGGAATATGTTTACGAATTTCATTTTCCATAGCAAATAACCAAACAAAGTAACGAGGATCTGTAATCAACATTATAGCATCTGGTTTTTCTATTTTAATTAATTGTCTTATAATGTCTTGATTACCATAATCATTTACTGGGTACATAATAACAGATGAATCTGTTAGTTTTGTTATTTCATTTGTTGATTGAGATAAATCTAAACGTTTTCCTGCTTCAGGATGTGTAATAGCTCCTCCTATGTTAACCCAATTAAAATGTTGTGCCGTGTGAGTAACTATTTCTCTTGCTACTGTGGCAACACCTGAGTGAACTCTGATGTCATCGCAAATAAGCATAATCTTTTTCCTCTCATTTGGAGGTAAATACGCAAAACTTGAATTCATATACTTTTAATATAACTTTTTTTATTTAAAAAACCAAATTTAATTAATTACTTTTTTCAAAATCTATGTTTGTGTGGGAATGGATTTGTTTACGGAAATCTTCGTTAGTTAGGTAAAGGTGAATTGCTCTGTCATTAAGTTTTTGTAATGAAAACTTATATTTAACACAAGCAATTTTAAAATCTTCGAATAAATCACTCTGTACTTTTACAGAGGTCAATGTCATGTCTTTTTTATTTGTCATAATCTTAATTAATTTGTTATATATAAATATACAAATCTCTCCTAAGATACACCTTTTGGGCAAAGTTCTTTTTTATTACAAAAGGAACAATATTTACAATTCCAGTCTGATGGATTAGGTTCATGTGTTTTATCTTTATAAGAACCATCACTGTTAAATACTTCTTCTATGAATGAATTTATTGTATTAACTGCTTTGTTTATTTTTACTTTACCACTTGCTGGTCTGAACTCTTGTATTCTGGAAATTGGGTAAGGTGATTCTTCCCATATTTTTCTCTTTACAATAAAGAATTCAACTTCAATATTGTCTTCAGGAACATCAAATTGTTGGCTGAAGTATTTTTTATATAGAACTAATTGTAATTGTTTTATTTCATCTTTTTTAGTTTTATCATCCCATCCACTTCTGGATGTTTTAATGTCTAAAATTTTAAAAGTGTTAGTTGGTTCATGATATAAAACAATATCTAAAAATCCTTTATATAAAATGTTTCTATATTCAGGATGGGGATTAATTAAAATAGGTACTTCACATCCAATCAGATGCCAACCACGCTTACCAAAATACCCTCCTCGTTTTTTCTTAACAAAATTTAAAATGTTGATTCCATCTTCATAAAATTCTCTCATTTCAGCAGGATCACTAAAATGAACTTTTTTATTTGATTTGTAATCTTTTAAATATGTTTCTCTAAATCGTCCTTCAAAATATGTCTCTAAATTGATTCGGTCAGCTTCAGCACCACTTTCCTCGTATATAGTTGTTATATAATGCTGCATTGTTTCATGCAACGCCGTCCCAAAAGTCATATGAATCGATTGTTCAGACGTGTAGTAACCGTCTCTATACTGTAAAGACCATTTACGTGGACAAGTTAAAAACATAGACACTTGACTATAGGAAATTTGCTTTTCTAAAGCATAATTAATTTCCTTAATAGTGTGTTTTTTAATTTGTTTTACAATTTGAGGTATTTTTTTCTTTCGTCCCAAAATTATTTTTTGCCTTTCAACATTTGGATTGTTTTCTCTAGGTAGAGAGCTAAATCCATTGCTTCTTCTTTAGCATGTTGTAAATAGTCAATAACTGATAAATCCGTTCTATCCAAAGTATTGTTATACTTTTTCTTACCCATTTCAGCTCTTTCAATATGTTCATCAATGATTGAATCTACTATAGAGTCTGTTTTAAGGATAGTCCTGGCTTCAGGTTGTCCATGAGTAACAGGATAAATTTCACTATTTTTTGTCATTTTATTTCTTTTAATAATTTTTTAATTTCTTTTTCATCCACACCTGATTTTGATAGGATTGAATGAATTCCTTCTTTTTTAAGGAGAGGTAAATATTCTTCTGCTTCGCCCAATGATATGGTATAGTATTTAGAAACATATTTTAATATAGTTTCATTAGGTTTTTTCTTTGAACCCTTCATATATTTTAACCATACGTTATTTTTTGGTATCATACTACAATAAAATTGATATATTTTTTCTTTATCATTATGAGGAAGCAATTGAGCAATATTTGCTACATCTATATAAGGTTCATACATACTAATGTATCTATGAACCATATATGGATTGAATTGTTTTTGATCTTCTTCTGAAAAGGAAGACCATGCTTTTTTGTTTCCTGTTATTTCTTTAAGGAAATCAAATATTGTCATTTTCGAATTCTGCTCTCAATTCTTTAGGAAGCAATTCTACTAATACTTTACCTGTAACTACGTCATAAAAACATGGAACTGGAATAATTCCGTCTTCTGATGTTCCTGTTACAAAACGAGACACTTTACGTAGAATAACTCCTTCTGCAAATACTTGGTTACCTTCAGGTGAGGTAATTGCTTTTGTGTTTTTAATGTCTATGTTGACATTTAATTGTTTATCGTTCATAATATTTTATTTTGTTTAATGGTTTCAATGATTTTAGAAATACCTGCCATAAAATTTATTTCCAAATCTACTCTTGAGTTTGATTGATAAATACAATCATTAATAATAATAGCGATTTGTCCCTCACATCCTACAGCATAATGGTTATCATTTTCATACAAGTATTTATAGATATCATCAAACGAGGAAATGTCATTGTCTAATATAATTTGTCTGATATTGTTAAATGTTTTATATGATGGTTTTTTAAGTTCATCAATTATTTGTTTATAAAAATCAGAGTTACTATTCAGTTTTTCTGGGATTGTTAGTTTATTATTAATGTTATACTTTTGGCAGGTATTAATAATTTTTCTAAAATCTGGGTAGGAATTATGAATTATGGTTGCTAGATCATCCAATTCATATTCAATATTTTCTTTGTCTAAAATACTAGCTACATGTTTAGCAACTATTTTTTTAGCAGGAGGAACTAATTTAAATTCTTGTAATCTACTTCTTAGAGGTGGAATTAATCTTTCAGGATAATTACCTGTTAGAATAAATCTAGTATTTAAACTGTATGTTTCAATCATATTTAATAACAATACTTGAGAAGCTTGTAAAATATGAGTTGATTCATCTAAAATAACAATTTTTAATGGTTTGAAACTACGAGCTGATGCAAAAGAACCTACTTTTTCTTTAATATCATCCATACTTCTATTTTCAGTAGCATTCAAATAAATAAAATCACAGTCAATATTATTTACTAATATTTTAGCTAAAGTTGATTTACCAGAACCTTGTAATCCAAAAAACCCTAAATGTGGAATATCTTGATTATCTAAAAATTCTTGAATTTTTTCACGAATTTGATTATCACAAATGTAATTATCTAGAGTTGTTGGACGATATTTTTCTACTAAAATAGTATGTTCTTTATTTATCATAGAGTATAATCTCCGTAAATTGAATATTTTTTAGGTTCTGGTTCTTGTATTTCTACTTCCTCGGAAAAGATAGCATAAAGTTTACCTTGAGCCAAATCTAAACGGAATGCTTTTGGTTTAACTGTATTAAGTTGAAACCATGCTTCTAATGCATCTGTCAAGGATTTTTGAATAGCATTAACATTGCTTACTTCCCATGAATCCCCAGGTGGAACACGTTGGGCAATTTCGATTAATTTTTCTTGAATTTCTTTACTCATAACTTAATTTGTTGAATAAGATATGGCAGTAGCTTTTCGAAGGTGTAATTAATAGTATTATTTTGTGGTGTTGAAAGCCCTACATAAAGATAATTAGTATCGGGTACAAAATAAAAATTTTTAATAACATGATCAACCCCATCTATTGTAAGAATTTGACCTTCTAAAGCTACTGCATCTCTCATAATTTTAAATTTACATCATTCCCATCATGTTTCCAAATCCAGCATCATCTTTCTTTTCTTCTGGTTTGTCAACTACAACGGCTTCTGTCAATAAAATAGTACCTGCAACTGATGCTGCATTTTCAAGTGCTGTACGAGTTACTTTAGCAGGATCAATAATACCAGCATATCTCATATCAACAAAATCTTCTTCTTTCAAATCCCATCCATACCAATAATCACCACCTGTTATAGTATTGATAGCATTATAGATATCTTCTTGTTCATAACCAGCATTTGAAAGAATTTTCTTAAATGGCGCAGCACAAGCATTGTAAACAATTTGTGAACCAATATCTTCAACATTAATGTTAGTACGAGCATGTAGTAGTACAGAACCACCACCTGGTACGATACCTTCTTCTAATGCTGCTTTAGTTGCTTGAAGTGCATCGTCAACACGATCTTTCTTTTCACGCATTTCAGCTTCAGTAAATCCACCTACATGAACAACTGCTACACCACCAATAAACTTGGCTAAGCGTTCTTGCAATTTTTCTTTTTCATATGGTGAAGTTGATTTTTCGATTTGGTTTTGAAGTTCCAAAATACGGGCCTCAATTTTGTCAGCATCACCTTTACCGTCAACAATAGTGGTCTCGTCTTTACCTACAGTAACTACTCTAGCTTGACCAAACCAATCCCAACTGAACTTATCAAGTTTCATACCTTTTTCAGTACTGAATACTTGACCACCAGTCATAATAGCAATGTCTTCAAGGATTAGTTTACGACGATCTCCAAAATCAGGAGCTTTAACAGCTACTACTTTCAAGATACCTCTTGCTTTGTTTACAATCAAAGTAGCAAGCGCTTCACCATCAATATCTTCAGCAATCAATACCAAAGGTTTGTTTTGGTTTGAAACTGCTTCCAAAATAGGCAACAACTCTTTTACAGTATTGAATTTTTTATCAGCAATCAAAATCAAACAATCATGTAAACTGGTACTCATTGAGTTGTTATCAGTAACAAAATATGGTGATTTATAACCTCTGTCGAATTGCATACCTTCTACTGTTTCAAGATATGTTTCACCGTTTTTGGATTCTTCAATGAACACAACACCTTCACGACCTACTTTTTGCATCGCAGTAGCAATCAATTCACCTACTTCAGGATCGTTGTTTGCTGAAATTGTAGCAATTTGTTTAAGCTGGTCTTCAGATGAAATATCTTCTTTAATTTCAGTACGAATGAATTCAACTAATTCTTTAACTGTTTTATCAATGCTACGTTTGATTTCTACAGCATTAGCTCCGTTATTCAAATGAGCCAAACCTTGTTTAACCATTTCCTGAGCCAACAAAGTAGATGTTGTAGTACCATCTCCAGCATGATCAGCAGTTTTAATGGCTGCTTGTTTAACCATTTGTACTCCCAATTCTTCGATTGGATCTTCCAAAGTAATTGATTTAGCTACTGTTACTCCATCTTTTGTTGATTGAGGAATACCTTGATTAGCAATTACTACGTTACGTCCGTTAGGACCAAGTGTTGCTGTAACAGCGTCTGCTAGTTTATCTACACCAGCTGATAGTTTTTTACGTGCTTCTGGACCGAATTCTATAACTTTACTCATATTTTTTAATTAGTTTCTGTTTCTTGATTTTCATCTACTAGTTTACCTAGTACTTGGTTTTCAGGACCAATCCAATATTCTTCACCTTCATGCTCTAGTTTGCTAAAGCCCATAGTAGGAAGAATAATAGTGTCTCCAACACTAAGTGTAGTTTCAATGTAATGACCTGTTACTGAATAGTAACCGTCACCTACTGCTACTACTTTACCTAGTTTATTTTTTTCATTTCCTAGATCAGGAACAATAATACCACCATATGAGGTTTCTTCTGACTCAAGGGGTTTTACGATAACTGCGTTGTATAATGCTTCTAATTTCATATTCCTATATTTAATAATTGATCAATATCTCGTTGCATTTGTTTATAAGTTTCTAGATACTCATTAATTGAGTCATATGATTTTCTATCATTGACTTTTCTGCGAGCAATTGCTTTTAAACAATTTTTGAAATCACTATAATGTCCTAATGTTTTAATATACTCTTTTCCCGGTTTGTTGTCTTCAGTATATTTAACATCTGGAGTAATGTTTTGGTAAACAGTATAGCAATGTGAATCTCTACCTATAAAATAGGGTTCAATTTTAGGGTCCTTAATAAGTGTAACTGATGATTCTTCTTTTTCTTTAGTCATAACGGTAATATACGAATTTTTTATTGATTTTCCAAACTTAAATCGGGTTGTTCTATTTGTTTGATTGGTTCATCTTCAACAATTTGAGCTTCATCTACAATTCTACAGAAATAAAGTAACCCATCTTTTCTAAAGACATTAGTACATTTAGTAAATGATTTAAAATCATCTACATTTACTCCTTTACTTTCAAGAATTTTACGTTCAACGGTGTATAGATCATCACCTACCTTAATTAATTCAAAAACCATAATTTGTAATAAATATGTTATTTTAAAGTTCTTTAGCTACTAAATAATATTCGCTTTTAGTCTTTCCATTATCAAAAAACAATCTCATTACACCCTCTAAATTTATTTGCATAATTCCTTTAGAAACGTCTTTATTACAATACATAATTTCTTTAATTAAATTGGAA